TTAAGGGTGGTATGCTACCAGAACAGCTTTTAATGGTAGGTTTTGCAAAAGCAACTGTAACTAATTTACAAGAAAGATGTATCAATGAGTTGAAGTTTTCTGAAAAAGAAGCTGAAAGTATAAAGACAATACATAAGTATTGCAAGGATAAATTACCTGGCTATGATGTTTTTTCTTCACAAGCTAAAAAAGAATTTAAAAATAAAATTAAGACAGATCCAGATAATTGGATTATGTTAGATGATCCAAAATACACAGCTACAGACAACGAAGATGACATGGCCACTTGGACAGAAGCTGAAGATAAAAAGTTTTCTACAATTCATACTCTCATAGGACAATCAAGACATCAATTAAAAAATACTGTAGAAGAAGTTTTAGAGTTTAGTGACCGGACTGATAACTTTCAATTTTCAAAATTACTAAGAGGAGAGATATCTTATTTTTACAATAACTATTTAAAATTTAAAAAATTAAATAACTTAATTGATTTTGAAGATATGTTGGAAAAAGCTTTAGTGCCTAATATTGAGTTTCCAAGTTACGAAGTTGTCATGGTAGATGAGGTGCAAGATTTATCTAAATTAGAATGGAAAGTTATTTCTAAAATAGGTTTAAAAACAAAAGAATTATTTTTAGTTGGTGATGACGACCAATCTATTTTTGGTTGGAAAGGTGCTGACCCTAGAATTTTTCTAAAATGGCCTTGCTCAAGTAAAAAAATTTTAGGAAAAACATATAGATTGCCTAAAAAAATATACAGATTAGCTCAAAAAATTATAAAAGAAATACCAGATAATCATAGATTAGGTAATAAATATGAATGTGACAACGAAGAGGGAGATTTAAAAATTGTAAATAGTTTGAGTGAGTTAGATTATATTATTCATCCAGGTTCAGAGGCTTTTTTTATGGCCAGGACATGGAATAATTGTCGTCTTTTTGTAAGATATTTAAAAGACAGAGGTATTATTTGGGAAGAAAAATCTAAAGATGACGTACGTTCATTTGTATCAAGTGTTCCAAAATCTGTAAGAGAAGTTTTAAAAACTTGGGATATGTTAAAGAATGGAATAGGTATTCGTGGACCTTACATAGCAAAATTAGCAGATGTTCTTAAGCCAGGTTTAGTTAAATACGGTATGAAACAAGCATTAACAGATAAAAATTTATGGCCTAAAGAATTTACTGATAAAAATGTTACTTACACATATACAGAAATACAAAAACAATTTAGAGTTTTAGCAGACATCAATAAGGAATGGCACGAAGTTTTTAGTTTTTCAACCAAAAGAAAAGTAACAAAACAAAGACCAAATGCTTTATTTCAAGACGACGATGATTATAACAGTTACTTAAAATTTTCTTGGGAAAATGATAAAACATTATCTAAGTCTAAGATAAGAGTATCCACAATACATGGCTTAAAAGGAATGGAAAGTAGCACTGTAATCTTATCAAATGATTGGGGTTATATAGGTTTACAAAATTACAATTCAGGAATAGCAAGACTTGAGGAAGAGGAACTTAGGTGTTGTTATGTAGGTGTTACAAGGACTAAAAAATCTTTAGTGATTTTTGATCCATTGTTACAAAGAAAAAGCAATACATTTCCTCTACTAGGACCACAAGGATATATAAATTACTATGATTATAAAGCAAACTTTGAAGGAGTATAAAATATGACAGCATACAAAAAACAAATTGGAGGATCTCACTATAAATCGATGGCCATGCAGCCGAGTGAGTTTATAAACAAGAACAGGTTGCCCTTTGCGGAAGGATCAGCTATAAAGTACATATGCAGACATGCAGCGAAAGGAAAAGAACAAGACATCGATAAGGCAATACATTATTTAGAAATGATAAAAGAGAGGGATTATTCATAATGCAAAGACCATTATTTACAGCACAAACAGAATGGGTTTGTCCGGATCATTTTCCAGACTTATCTAAATACGATGAAATAGCAATTGATTTAGAAACTTGGGATCCTGATTTAAAAACAAAAGGATCAGCTTCCACAAGAGGAGAAGGAGACGTTGTAGGTATAGCTATAGCAGTTAGTAATTGGGTAGGTTATTATCCAATAGCCCATCAAAATGGTCCTAATTTAGAACGTAAAAAAGTTTTAGAATGGTTTCAAGCTGTTTTAAAAACAGATTCTAAAAAAATATTTCACAATGCAATTTATGACATGTGTTGGATACGTAGACTAGGGCTCACGGTACACGGAACAATTATTGATACTATGATAATGGCTTCATTAGTAAATGAAAATAGATATAGATATGATTTAAGTTCTGTTTCGTATGCTTACACAGGCATGCGTAAAAATGAAACTGTACTTAATCAAACCGCTAAAGATTGGGGTATAGATCCTAAAGCAGAAATGTATAAATTACCAGCAATGTATGTAGGTGAGTATGCAGAAAAAGATGCAGAAATAACTTTAGCTTTATGGCAAGAACTTAAAAAAGAAATAATACACCAAGATTTAGAAGATATTGCAAAGTTAGAAACAAGAGTATTTCCTTGTATTTTAGATATGAAATGGAATGGTGTAAGAGTAAATGAAGAACAAGTATCTGTATTAGAAACTAAATTAAAAAGAACGTTCGATGAATGTCTTAACAGATTAAAAGATGAAGTTGGTTTTTATCCAGAGGTATGGGCTGCTGCTAGTATTGCAAAAGTTTGTGAAAAATTAAATATAACAGATTTTCAAAGAACAGAAAAAACAAATAAACCTTCTTTTACTAAAAATTATTTACAAAGGCATAAACATAAATTAATTAGATCCATTGCTACCGCTAGAAACGTAGATAAACTTAGTAATACTTTTTTAAATTCTATAAAAAATTATGTGCATAAAGGTAGAATACATGCAGATATACATCAATTAAGAGGTGATCAAGGTGGAACTGTTACTGGAAGACTAAGTTATTCTCACCCTAATCTTCAACAACTTCCTAATTATTCAAGTATTGGCGCAGGAATAAGGTCTATTTTTCAACCGGAAGAAGGTTGTGATTGGGGTTGTTTTGATTATTCGCAACAAGAACCTAGATTAGTTTTACATTTTGCTGCTATGACTCCTGGTATAACAGGACTTTCATCTACATTAGATGATTTTAATGAAAAAAATAGTAAGGCAGATTTTCACAAAACTGTAGCAGACATGGCTGGTATAGAACGTAAACAAGCTAAAACAATTAATCTTGGTTTGTTTTATGGAATGGGTAAAGCAAAACTACAAACTCAATTAGGTATAAACGAAAAGCAAAAAGCAGAAGAATTGTTTAATAGATACAATGAAAAAGTTCCTTTTGTAAAACAGCTTATAAAAAATGTTATGGATAGAGCACAGAAAAAAGGTAGAGTAAGGACTCTTCTTGGTAGAATGTGTAGGTTTGATATGTGGGAACCAAAACAATTTGGAATGCACACAGCAATGACTTTCCAACAAGCATGCGACGAAATAGGCCAAGGAAATATAAAAAGAGCATTTACTTACAAAGCTCTTAATAAATTAATTCAAGGATCAGCTGCTGATATGACAAAAAAAGCTATGGCAGATCTTCATGATGAAGGTATAATTCCTATGGTACAGCTTCATGATGAATTAGATATTTCTATTGAGAGTGATGCTCAAGCAAAAAAAATAAAAGATATTATGGAAAATGTGGTTGAACTTAGTGTTCCAAATAAGGTAGACTATGAAATAGGTAGTAATTGGGGTAGTATAGATTCAGAGGAAGACGAAGAATCAGTTGATGAAAACTTTTTTTAAAAAAATAAAACAAAAATATGGCTTACTTAAATGCAAACATTCCAGTAGAATACGCACAAATAAAAAGGGAATATCTTTATGACCTTAGAAAACATCATGGCGAAGTTGAAGACTGTATTATCTTCGGTATTAGCTCTCTTACAGGTAAGTCGATCTTGTTTCATGCCATTATGGAAAACGGTGCAATCTTTTATCGCCTACCAATTTCGGCTTTTATTCAACGTGGTTTTAAACCGGAAGCTGTTCCGTCTCGTAGACTTGATGAACTACAACTTTGGAATTGTTTTTCTTATTATCCTGCTGTTAATTGTTGGGATATTTTAGAAGGACAAGCTGGTAAATACATTGGTAAAGATAAAAAATGGCATCCAGGAAAATATTTATTTACCATTGACTTTGCTCATCCTGAAGCTAATATATTAGACACGGATCATTCAGAGATTCCGCACGAACATAAGTGCGCACACATCATAGCCCTTGACGATGGGAACTATGCGGCTCAGCCAAATAACAGATGTATATGGGATATACCTTCTTTCACAGTTAAGGATGAAACACCTGATTGGAAAGTACAAACTTCTGAATGGAACGTAGAAAATACTAGCAAGTGGAAGACTGAAGACACAGACAACTTCTTCTACGAAATTGAGGAGAAAAAACATGACGATACTGAGAAGAATTAAAAAATTTTTTATTAAATCTTGGAGAATGATATGTAAACCATGGAACAAATATGTTGAGTGGCTTACAAAAGGTTTAGATAAATAATGAAAAAAATAAAAACAAAAAGTAAATTAGAGTGGTTTAAAAAAAATATTGTAATTGTTCCTGTTGTGGCAGCAATCATAGCCGGAACATTTACATCGGTAAGATATGTATTATCTTTAACAGATACTATTACAGCTAACCAACAAGA